AAATAGGTAACCGTTAAAAAGTTTTAACTATTTTTTCCCCAACATTTCGACACTCGCCCGGTCACAGCAGGGCAATGAAGTATCTCAGTAGTTTGAACTAACCGAAGGTCCGTCTGCCCCGGTGTCCCGTTCATAAAATGTTTACAAAATAAGCCGGTCAAAACTGTTGTCAAACGGCCTTGAGTAGACTATAATAGAAGCATGAAAGACAACAGCCTTTCAACGACCGCTTACAAACCCACTCAGACATGAAAGGAAAGACACACATGAAATGTACCATTAAGTACGTTCTTCTGACTGCTGTTAAGGCAAAGAAGGTCTATGACCTTCTGTTCCTCGAAGCGCACAACACGCGCTCCTGTATCGAGTCGGCCAAGCTTGACGGCTACAAGACCGTGGCAAGCAAGAGCGGCACGAAGTCCTTCGAGTGTGACCCGCTTGATGTCAACTATCAGGTCACTCTCTGCGAGATGTGCGCGGCTATCCCGTGTGACTTCGTGTGGAACGACACGGCAAGCAAGCTGGAAGAGTCGGGCGACAAACCGCCCCTTGAAGAGGAAAGTGAGGCTGTAAACAATGGCTGATACCTGTACCACGAACTGTTGCACTCCTGCAAACGTGTCCTATGTCCTCATCTATGAGGACGCGGCCCAGAACATTTACGGTCTGGTCTATGATAAGGATGAAAACCTTTCGAACATCGTTGCTGGCGTGGGGCGCTTCGACCCCGTCCCAATCGTGGCATTCGAAGAGGGTGCGCGGCACGGCTTTCCGTACAGTCCCGCGTGGAATCCCTGTTGTCACGACATGAAGAGCATGGAGCAGATGGAAGCAGAGCTTAAAGCTCAGAATCATCTCATCGCGACCATCTACAACGACCATCTCAAGCCGTCCGCGCTGTACCCTGCAAACGCTGACCCCGTGGGCAAGCAGTTTCTCGCCCGTTGGATTTTCGGCTGAAAGGGGTGGAAACAGGTGCAGGACATCAACAACAAACTCGCCGCAATCGTTGAGCTTTTGACGAAGATTTTTAACGCACAGGCCAAAACCAACGAACTTCTCTACACCGTTATCGACAAACTGGACGTCATTCACGCCGCCCAGAAATGAGACAGAAAGGAACGCATACTATGGCTATCAACTTCAATCGTAATACCAGCAAGTCCGACGACCGTCCCACCCTCAACATCAAGGGCGCAACTATCAGCGGCGCACGTTACCTCAGTGATAAGGTCATCGCTTTCACTCTGGGCCTGCCCGGCCTTTGCATCTACAACATGAAAGTCGTGGACGGCAAAGATGGCCCGTTCCTCTCCACCCCTCAGATTAAGGGCAAGAACGACCGGTGGAACGACGTGTGCGCCGTGTTCCTGTCTGACGCCGACGCGGCGAAAGTCATTCAGACCGTGTGTGACTACGCAGTTGCACAGGGGGCGGCTGTTGACTGGAAAGCCCGGCATGAGGTGAAGTGACTATGAGCAAGCGTAGTGATAAAGACATTGCGCTTGACCTTTACACAAACGACGGCTGGGTGAATATCCCAGCCGTTTCTACGTTGGGGGCATGGTGCAATATTATAATAGGTAAGCGACAGGTGGGCAAGACCTACGGCACACTGCTATATGAATTACAGCAAGATAAGCCCTTCATGTATCTTCGTAGGACTACCACCGAATTTGATGCAATCACGTCTGACCCGCAATTAAACCCCTTCTTACCACTCAAGAATGAAGGGTTTGATGTGGACATTGTGAAGAGCGGCAAAGTAACCTACACTATCGGACAGTATGAGTATGAGGACGGAAAGCCCAAAGACTGTATCAAGAAATACGGCGTCGGAATGACCCTTCCCAGCATTGCGAATATTCGCGGTTTCAATGGCTCTGCTTTTCATGATGTGGTCTATGATGAATTTATCCCGGAGAAAATCGTTGTCAAGCGCAAGGCAGAGGGAGACGCATTGTTAAACGCTTATGTGACCATCAACGGAAACAGGGAGCTTGAAGGAAAGCCGCCCCTCAGAATGTGGCTGTTAGCCAACGCCTTTGATATTACGTCACCGATTCTGGTAGACTTGGGTGTTGTCGGCCACATTGCCAGAATGGCGAAAACCGGCCAAGAGTGGATGCTTACCGACACAGGAATTTTTCTCTGTATGCCGAAGTCAAACGCCGTCAGTGAGAAACGGGCGCAGACAGCATTCATGAAGCACATGATGAAAAATAAGGATTCTAAGTTCTATCAGATGGCTATGGAAAATAAGTTCAGTTACAACGACCTTTCCATGGTGCGCCCTATGTCTCTTGCAGGCATGAAACCACAGTTCAAAGTTGGGGACTTGTATTGTTATGAATATGACAACACACACTATTATCTGTGTAAGTCTCCACATCAGGCGCACGAAGTATATTCCGATACGCAGGCCGGACGAAACACTTTCCGGCTGGCTCATCCTTACTTCGGAATGATGTTTATTTTGGGTCAAGTTTGGTGTGCCGATGTTCCGACCCTGATAAAAATTCGTGACTACCTTGACATGAAAGAAGAGTAAGTGCTATTATAAAGGTGCGGGGGACTCCAAAAGATAAGCACCCCGGAAGGGTGTGGAGTTGCATTCTTATCTTGCACACCCCCGCTATGATAGAAAGGAAGGGTGGTTATGCTCTTATACTCATACAAGACGGACAGAAACAAAGCCGTCAGCCCTCATTTTAAGGTGAGGGAGTTTCACAGCAAGAATGACCCTTGCGACAGTGTTATCATTGACCCCCGGTTAGTTGACCTTCTCGAAAACATCCGACGCCTCACCGGCAAGCCGGTGCATATTAACAGCGGGTACAGGTCGAGAGAGTACAACGCGACAATAAAGAACGCTTCACCGAAGTCCCAGCATTGCGAAGGAAAGGCGGCTGACATCTGGATTGAAGGAGTCAGCCCCGCCAAGGTAGCGCAGTATGCGGAGTGCTTCTTGGGAGCGTCTGGGGGTATCGGTATCTATCACACGTTCACTCATGTGGATGTCAGAAGCGGCAGTAGCCGCTGGAAAGGTGGTTATTAAATGAAACTGGATGACGTTCTTATGCTTGCCAAGGCCGGTTACTCCAAGACGGAGATTGCGGCCCTTCTGGGCGGCACTCAGACTGTGCAGACGACCGCACCCAAGGCCGCGCCTATGACGGGCGCGCCCCCCTTGCCTGCTGTCACGGTGAACAATGATGCTATCCCATCTGCCGCGCCGACCGGCGCACCTGCAGCGCCGGACTTCGGTGCAATCGCTCAGAGTCTCGCCGCAATCACGGCAAAGCTGGACAATCTGAGCACCCCGACTGCGGGGGCTGTCGGCGCTGAGCCTGCCGCCCAGTCGGTTGATGATATTATCCGGGCGGCTATCACGTCGCCCCAGCCGGACGCCGCGCCGGACTTCTCGAAGGGGGTGTAAACCGTGGCAAAATCCAAAAACAATATGCCCACTCTCGCTACGGCCGATGTGTTCCGCCCGAAGGACGTTTACACAATCGTGAATGCCGTCTTGCAGGACGTCACCGGCCAGCGCTCTATCACTGCTGTTGATACCTCTTCCTTCATCAACGTGGGACAGATGTGTTTGGCGACCAGCAAAGAAGGGACGCTGCAGGCGCTTTCGAACATGGTAGCGCGTACTGTCGTCACTTCTCGCTCTTATTCCGGGCGGTTCACTTCGGTTGAAGTGAGTACGCAGGACTGGGGGCTGTATATGCGTAAAATCGCCTTTTTCGCAGGCGAGTTTGAGCAGAGCGACTTTATCAACACCCAGCAGAACCCCGACACTCTGGTGGACGGTAACTCCCTTGATATGTACAAAATCAAGAAGCGTTACCCTCTCGAGATGTGGTACGGCGACCAGAAGACGTTAAACCAGACCTACACCCGCTTTCTCGACCAGCTCAACACGGCATTCCGTTCTGAGTCGGAGTTCTCCGCTTTCCTGCAAGGCATGACCGTCGAAATTCAGAACGACGTCGCCCGCTGGAAAGAGATGGAGAACCGTCTCGCCGTCATGAACTATATGGGTGCAATCTTCAACACCGGCAAGCCGGGGAGCAAAGTCAACCTTACTAAGGCGTTCAACGCCGCCCGCCTCACCGGCTATACCACAACGGAACTGCTGACGACTCATTTGCAAGAGTTTCTGTCCTTCTTCGTGAGCCGTCTGGAAAATGATACTGCTCTTCTCGAAGAGAGTACGGAGCTTTACCACCTCACTCCCCAGTGTACCGACGACGCCGGAAACATCCTGCACCTGTTCCGGCACACTCCGAAGAGTGAGCAGAAGCTTTTGCTTTTCCAGCCGCTTATCAACGACGCTAAGGCGTGGGTCTACCCTGCCATTTTCGGCCCGGGTTATCTGTCCTTCGGAAACTATGAGGGTGTTACTTTCTGGCAGAACATCAACGACCAGTCGGCTATCGACGTCACCCCCGCTCAGTTCGACGTGAACACGGCGACGGCGGTTAAGGGCAAGCGGGTCAAGCTGAACCACGTTGTCGGTCTGCTGTACGATAAACGCGCACTGGCCACCACTTACTTTAAGGACAACGTGTGGACGACTCCCTTTAACACGCGGGGCGAGTACTGGAATATCGAACACCACTGGAAGATGAACTACACGCTCGACCCCACGGAGAACGCTATTCTCTATTATATGAGTGACAACGACGACACCGACGACAGCGGCGCGTAACTGAGGCCAAAGCCCCGCCCCCTACGGGGCGGGGCTTTATTTGTTCTATGTGGAACATTAAGAAAGGAAGGTGCATCAAATGCCCGGCACATTCAACGGCGCAGTTCCCGCGCCCAGCGTTGAGCACGGCTATCATTTCCACTTCGGAAACGTGGAGAAGAAAATCAACTCCACGAAAGCGTTTGATTATGGAGTTCTGAAAGACGAAGAGCGCTGTGATTTTAAGAAACCGACATCAATGGAGCATCCCGTAATTTATTGCACGATTAACTCTATCAACATTTCGCCTCAATGGAACTACTGTCAGTGTGAAGAAACAAAATCCTTTTACTGGATTGACGATATTACCACACTTCGGGCGAATATCTGGCAAATCAGTCTGACCCTTGACCCTCTGGCAACATACCGTGATACGATTCTGAAAACTAAGGCGTTTATTGAGTACGGCTTTAACAGCGACGCAAGCGGCGCACAATTCCGCTTACAGGACGCGCGGCAGAACGTCGCCCGAAAACCTACCGTCAGCAGTGCCGAAGTTGACACCTGTCCCGGCACAATTTCGGCGTCCGGCTGTTACGTTCTTTCAGCAGTTGGCAAAAACGGATTGCAGGCGTATGCTTTAAGTAGAACACAGCTTGCAACTCTGCTTACTGTGTTGTCTACTACGTGGTTTGCAGAAACGGCGGCTATGGTCAAGTGGGAAGTAGCACTCCCCCAGTTCATGAATAACCTTCTTTTCGGCGGCAATGCTACTGAGAATATCCGTTCCTGCATCTGGATTCCGGTCAATGATAGTTTAGTGGGAACAGGTGGCGGACTTATTACGCTAGGGCAGTTTGATACAGGTATCACAGCCCCCGTCGTGAGCGCGAACAGCAACAAAGTTCACGTTGTCAATATTCCCATCCCGTGGCCTGCCGAAGACTGGAAGCGGATGAATTGTCAGATTCAGCTTTACGTTCCTTTTATCGGCGTTGTGGGTATTCCGGTCGACCAGTGCAACGACGCTGCAAGCGTGACCGTGATAACGGCATTCTCTTTCATTGACGGCGGTGTTTCGGTCAAAATACAGGCCGGAGACTATACCGTATACACAGGGAGCACGAATATTTCTAGCCCCTATGGTATCGGGTCAAGCAACTACGACCCGGGAAAAGGACTTGGTGCGGCAGTAACGGCAGTTGGCGCGGCTATGACCTTCGGCGGGGGACTCTTCGCCGGTGCGGCTGTCGCGGGGCTGTCGGCTGTGGGTGGAGCGTTCACCGATGGAGCAATAGGCGGCGCTGTCGGTCAAGCCGCTTCGCAGGCAATACAGCCTATCACTCAAAGCGTGGGTAGCCTTACCGGTGCTTCACAGGTGTATTTACCACTGAAAGCAAAGCTGACCCTGCTTTACTATCCCCCCATTGATGACCCGGGCTATCAGGGCTTATATGGGTATCCGGTCATGAGGGTAGCGACTCCGGTTGAAGGATATTGCAAGACCCGTGACTTTAGTTGTCAGCCCGAAGGTGCAAAGCCGCAGGAGATTGCACACATTAACCGGTGCATGGACGCAGGCGTATTTATTGAATAAGAGGTGATTTATAAATGTATCAATGTTACGCGGGATTCTTCGATGGTGTTCCATGTGGAACATTCCAGAAAAGTTTTTCTACAGATGCACTTAACTACTGGGAACGCTCTTTCTTTCAGCGTTGCCGCTCAATCATCGAGTTCGACGGCCTGCCCGCAGCAGGCGCGGGGCAAATCGGCTGGGACTATGATGCATTCATGTACCAGCTGTTCCGAATGGGTTATGCCGTCGTGTTCCGCTCCAAGAAATACGGAATGGTGGTACAGCCCGGAACGCCGACCGGTTACGGCTTGCAGTATCAGCCGCGCGGCATGAATATCACCACCCAGTTTTTCAATTTCGGGCGACCTCTCGAAATCGGGACGGAGTGCGGCGTTATCAAGCTCACACCCGACTACAGGGGAATTTGGGACATCATTACCAAGTACGCAGTTGAGATGCAACACGCAGAAGTAGCTATCCGGCAAAGCGCGCTGAACTCGCGTTTTGCCTATGGTGCATTCGCCAAGGACGACAAGCAAAAACGCTCTTTGGAACTGCTCTTTCAGCGGCTTGCAAATGGTGAGCCTGCTATCGTCGTCAACACTGAATTGAAACGTCCGATGGACGCCAAAAGCACAGACGGCGGTACGTATGAACTGCCCATTATGCAAATTGACCGCGATTTGTCGAAGAATTTTATTCTTCCCGAATTGATGGAATTTCGCCGGACAATCTTAATGGACTTTTATCGGGAGTTGGGCATTAAAGTGCAGCCCGATAAGAAGGAGCGCTTAAACGTCAACGAAAGCCAGAGCGCAGACGCGGAGACATTTAACCGCCGTGAAGTGTGGAGAATCTGCCTTGAAAAGTCTCTTGATGAAGTGAACAGAATGTACGGTACAAACATCACATTCAAGATTAACCAGCCGGATATGGACGAAGGGAGTGACGAAAATGCCGCTTTATTACGGAACACTGGTGAATGAGCTGGACACGGGCGCAAATCTCGAAGCAATGCTCGCTTATGACCCGGATTTGTTTGCAAACATGGTGGTTCCTGTGGGCATTGACAAAATACAGGCAATTTCCGCTATTCGCCGCCTGCACGGACTCGCGCCCCTGTACCACCCTGACCCCTACTATATGAAGAATGAACTTTATTTTTGGAGCAAGCAGAACTCTCCCATCTGGAAGAAACTCCTTGCAACGACTCAGCTGGACTATAACCCCATTTGGAATACTGAAATGACGGAGCGAAGCACCGACACGACCACCACAGACCGTGATACCAGCACCCAGAGCGACGCACACAGCCACGGCGGCGCGACCGAGAAGGCAAGCGCCACCGGCACAAAAGGCGGCTGGAATACTGAGGACGGGGCTTATCATGAGGACACAGCCGGAGAGGGCTGGAAAACCGACGACGCCACCAGCCACAGCATCACCCGGCACGAAGGATGGAATAAAGAGGACGGCCATTATCACGACAAGAATCTCTCAACTGCTGAGGGCGAAACGACCCGTGACTTTTCGGAGCATATCGCAGGGACTCTTGACAGCCAAGTGGACACGAAGTCAAATCAGCTTGTTGTGGGTACGCGCGACACCAAGCATGACGAAACCATGACTGACACAATCGACACCACCAAAAACACCGTCAGCGATACCGAAAATAAACTTTCTGCTGAGAACGAAGCAACATACCAGCCCGACAACGCAAGCCACACTGTGACCGATGAAAAGGGCCATTCGGACGAAACGAAGAAAACCAACTGGACGGAACACGAAGACACCACCCAGACCACCGACTTCACGCAGGGTGTGAAGACTGACCAAGACACCACACAGGACACTACTAACCATACTTTCGGAACGTCCCGCGATTTGTCCACTTCGGACACACACGGCGGCACACATTCCACGGCGTCGGACGGAGCGGTTGACGATACCCGCGCGGAAAGCATTGCCAAAGACCAGCACGGCGACACGGGCAAGACGACCGGCGGAAGCGCCAAGAAAAACCAGTACGAAGACCGCGCCCGGGATGAGTCCTTGAAGGACAACAAGCACGACGAACACGCCGTGAGCCTTGAAACGGGCAAGGAAAACGTCACTGTGACCGTAACGCATGAGTATTCAAAATCCGGTAACATCGGCGTTACCACCACACAGCAGATGATTGAGGCAGAAAGAGCCGTTGTATTGTTCGATATTTACAATAAAATAGCTGATGATTTTCACCGGGTGTTCTGTCTTGACGTCTATTGACCGGGGGTGATACAATATGGATGGAGTGATAGCGGCTTTTATCTCCGGCATTATCACGCTTACCGGCGTTCTTATCGCCAACGGCAAATCTCAGGCTGTCACAGATACTAAGCTTGATGAATTGACGCGGGAAGTCAGGGAACATAATACCTTAATATCCCGCGTTCCGATTCTTGAAGAGCAATTAAAAATTGCTAACCACCGAATAGCTGACCTTGAAATTGAGGTACGGCAACTCAGAGAGGGGGTGAAAGAATGAACAACATTAAGGTCGAGACTCTGACACGTACCGCCGTTCTGATGCTGGCTCTGCTCAATCAGATTCTTAGTGCAACGGGACACAGCCCGATTCCGGTTGACTCCGAAGAGCTGGAAAGACTCATTTCCACCGGCCTCACCGTGGGCGCGGCTATCTGGGCATGGTGGGAGAACAACAGTTTTACCCGCGAAGCAATCGCCGCTGACAACTATCTTGAAAGCCTCATCGGCAGAAAGGAAGGTAAGTAATGGACTGCAATTTCATGCCCCCGTATGTTACGCCGGGCGACCCCTTCCAGTATGACATGAGATGGATGGTCAACCAGATTCAGAGCTTACAGGCGTTCGTGAAACAGCTCTCCGAAGGGCTGGACGCGAATAGCGGCAATATCGCAGCACTGAATCAGGCTACCAAGGCGCTCACCGATGCCCAGCACTGTATTAACGACCGTCTCAACAACGGAGACTTCGAAGATGGGCGGTTTATCGAGTGGGCGGACAAAAACCTTCCCGCTATGGTGAATGAAATGGTGCATTTCGTCTGGTTTGGGCTGACCGATTCCGGGCGCTTCTGCGCCTATGTTCCCGCTAACTGGAAGTGGCTCACCTTCGACACCGGTTCTGACATCACTGAGCCGGAATATGGCCACCTCATTATTAAGTATTACTAAGAAGGGAGAAATAACAACTATGGCACACGACAAGAATTGTCATCCGTTTCCCATTGAGCCTGCACCTTATGCACCGGGCGGCGAGTGCCACCCCTGCCATCCTGACCCCTGTTGCCCCCCGCGCCCCCCGCGTCCGCCCCGTCCTACTCCGCCCCCGCCCCCGGGCTGTGGGCCGTCCCAGTACGTCGGGGCGCGGTACGTCCCGAAGTTCGCCGACCCCATCGAATGGGACATTGAACGGGGATATGAGTCTCTGACTATCGTCACCCACAACGGCCAGAGCTACACGTCCAAATGTCCTGTTCCCCCCGGTATCGAAATTATCAACTCCCGTTACTGGGCGCTTACCGGCGACTATAACGCACAGGTGGAAGAGTACAAAGAACAGGTGAAAGACCTGTCCGCACAGGTGACGGGGTTCGCCTCTGACAATAAGGAGTTCCGGGAAAAACTCGACCAGTACGACAAAGATAACGCCGCTATGAAGAACGACGTTGCCGCTACCGTCGCCCGGGTCGATTCTCTGGCAGAGCGTACCGACAGCGCAGAGGCTGCTATCAAAGACCTTCAGGCCGGGCAGGCTCAGACCGTCAAGGACATTGCCGCCCTTGAGTCCAAGGACGCCGACCTTCAGCGGCAGATTACTTCCAACGACACCGACATTTCTGCCATTCAGGCGAAAGACCGGGAGCAGGATGCACGGCTTGATGCTATCGAAACCGTGAACGATGCACAGGCAGCCAGCATTACCCAGAACACCCAGAACATCGCCCGGAACACACAGAACATTCAGGACAACGCGGCGAACATCGCTATCAACTCGAAGGAGCTGGCAAAACACGCCGCCCAGCTGAAAGACCACGATGCCCAGTTGGCCGTACTTCATAAGGAGACTACCGACAATCATCAGGCTATCGAACGGCTTACTTCTGTGACCGATGGACTCCGGGCAGACCTCACCGAAGATGAGGCCAAAATTGCCCAGAACGCGGACGCTATCGCCCACATCCAGCAGAAGGATGTTGAGCAGGACGGGCGGCTTGACGCTCTCGAGAATCGCGCTACTGCAGCCGAAGGACGGCTTGACGCTCTCGACACCAAGACCGACGCCACCAACGCCGCCCTGAAAACTGAGACTGACCGCGCCAAGGCGGCAGAGCTGGCAAACGGTCAGCTTATCGCCAAGAACGCGCAGGAGCTGGCAAAGCACGCTGACGAACTGTCTGACCATGAGCGGCGTATCACTGCTCTTGAGACGGACAACGACACCAACAAGCAGGACATCGCCGACATCAAGGCCAAGAACGCGGAACAGGATGCCGCCATTGCCGCCGTTGACGACAAGGTGGAGCACCTTGAGCTTATCGACCCGAAGGAATACGCCAAAACCATTGCCCGTCTCGACGCCAAGGACGCCGCACAGGACGCCATTGTTGGCGACTGGGCGACCGCTCACCCTGACCAGACTATCACGGAATGCGTTGCTTCTATGGAAACTGAGCTGGGCGAACACGCCGGAGATATTGCCGCCTTGCAGACTGACAAAGCCAACAAGACTGACATCCCGGATGTGTCCGACTTCGCCACCCACGCAGAGGTTAAGGCCGTTGACGATAAGGTGGGCGCAGGCGTTCAGGGATATGATAACCTCACTGCCGCCACTGAATACGCCATCGGGCGCGGCGTTATGGCTGTCACCGTACTGGGTACGACCAGCAACTATATCGACCGGGACGTGAGTGCTACTATCGGAAACTGGAAAAAGGCTCACGCTAACGAAACAATGCTGGAAGTTATCAACAAGAAAGCCAACGCCGCCGACCTTCCCAGCCTTGACGGCTATGCCACTAAGACTTATGTTGATACGCAGGACGCCGCCCGTGTTCCGCTGATTAATGGCACATACCAGAACGCCGCGAGTAGTGTTGCAATGGGTGTGCTCACTCGCACGACGGATGCACCTGACGTCTGGACGGTAACAGCTATGTTCCCTTATCCCGTCTTCGCGTACAAACACCAGCCCGACGTTAACGTGGACACCCTTAACGGCAAACTTCATCTGTATAAGCCGGACGGAACAGAAGTGGCCGTTGCTCACTGGGTAACGAGCGGCAATGTCAACGGCGCACGGGGTGTTCTGGGCAGGCTCTCCGCTGCCTTCATCCCGGATGCACCTTTCTACGTTGTTGTATACCGGAACAACAGCGACGCTTATACCACGGCGGGAGACGTCCCCATCGCTGACCCGACTATCTGAGTGTTCCACATGGAACAATAAAAAGCCCCCGCTTCGGCGGGGGCTTTTATTTATCTTATTGTAAGAATTGCAAGAAGGAACGAGTCAAGAGCCAGAACGAAAAAGGTATACAGCAGACGGGAAAATAAGTCCTTTTCAATCACTGTCCCTATAGCTACTTCCAGCACAATAATAGCCGCGCCTGCAAAAATTCCACACAGAACCATGAAAATATCTGCCAGATGAGAAACAATAAATTGCCACATATTAACCTAGCCTTTCTATGTCAATGTTCTCTGCGTTTACTCCACCCACTTCATACCGGCGGGGACTCATGACAATCCAAGACGCGGACATGGTGGGCTTTGCGAAGTCGGTACGCAGACGGGGCGGTGCGTCGTGGTAAGTGAGCATTTGCCCGCCCGCGTCTTCAATAATAAGGAAGTCGTTCAGATTCTCAATGTCATCCTTGAGAGCGGCGATGCCCTCATTTTTGCCAACACCCGCAATCGTGCTTTCTAGAACACCGTCACAGTTACGCGCGGCGTAGCACTTTGCGTGAAGAAAGCGAAACTCCTGATACCCATAATCGGCCTGTGGGTGTTCGTCCTCTGCGACGCCGATATATACTTTCTTTCCGTTGCCTTTATCGACGACCACGCCGCGCTTTTTGCACTGCTCTTGTATCTCCCTGTTATACTCTTCAACTGATGGAACTTTCGCCCCTTCAAATTTGCAAGAATCAGTATCCCAGTATATGACCTTATCCCAGCCCACAATCTTTAGCAAACGCCAAAGCTTTAACCGGGTAAGGCTGGCTGTCCACAGACCCCAGAGGAAGGGGAACGTGTTCTTTTTGTTCTGGGCTTTCTCCACTTCTTTATCGTCCATGTCTTCAAGATTCTTTTCCCAGCCCAGTTTTTCAAAGTCTATCGTTTCGCCTATATCGGCGGTATACTCATCCCGGATTTGCTTCTGTGCTGTTGCGCCGTATATGGTGTTCACACAGATTTTGGAGAACATATATTCGGGACTGCCTTTCATGGTTTCTTTGACTTTGAACTTCTCGAAAATCGCCATTCGGAAAGAGTCGGGCAAATAGGACAGCCGGAAAGCAAAAGAATCTAATGCCGTCATTTCTTCGTATTCGTACCCATCCCGGATTCTCTGCCAGTCGTTTGAATCACAGAAGAAAATCAGTGTACCGGCTGTGTCAAGAACGCGCCCGTTGTCACTGTCTGTTATCACCTCAGTGTTTATGCATTTACTGACACTAATGCAAGGGTCTGGGCATTCGTCTTTAATGTGCAGGCCGCTCACGGCCACCTGTCCGACCCACCCCATACCATTATCTATAATGCCGTTCATGTCCTCTTCGGGGGTGTTCTCCGGTAGGTCGATAGGCTGGCCGGACGGGAATTTCCACAATAACTGTTGCGACGGGTGGGCGCTCTTGAAGTCGTAGGAATTGCAGTTGGTGAACGTGTAACCGGCTTTCCACCTTGCCCCGTGTGTGTCGCCGCCTGCCATTGCTTTATATGCAAGGTATGTTTGGGACTTCGTGAGCGTTAGCGCTTTTCGGATAGGGTCAAAGCCCTTATCTTTATTGACGGTCTTGTTGACTTCCTGCTTGACAAGAGCGGTATTTGACAGCGGCAGGGTAGCCGCGTTAAAGCCGTGCTCTTTCTTCATCCGTTCAATGGCCTCATACAGGCCCAGAACGTCGTTTACACAATAAGCGAACTCTTTATCATCAAGGGGTGTGTCTGGGGTGCGATACACGGTATAATCTAAGTCACCTTTCAGCTTTTCGTGCTTGCATCCTTCTGTGGCTCTTGCAAGAGACTTTTGGAAGAGCTTGAGAGAATCCCGAAACTCGATACCATTCGAAAACTCAAGGGTGAGGGGTTTGCGGCTCTTCGTGTAAAGGGCTTTGCAATCGCCCCAGCGGAGCGTTAAAAGTTGGATGAGATATGTGAACTCATACCCCAGATTGTGAACATAGATTATAAGCTTGCGCTTCTCCGTCACGCGCCACTTATCGCAGAGCGTTTCTATCAGCTCTGCCCAGTCTTCAAAATAGCGGGGAACTACGACCAGCCCGCCGATACACGTCTGAAAGCTGTATGCAAATCCGTCTTCGTCGCTGTTCGTCGTCTCAATATCAAACGTGCAAGTGACATCAATATACTCAACGTGCTTGCCCCTCTGAAAAGCCGTCGTCGGCTTATAATCCAGAAGCGGCAGTGCTTCGCCTAGTGTCTCGTATGTCATTACATCTTGACTGAGACGCATTATCATTTCCCCCGCTTTTTGCGTAATAACTCAAGAAGCATTGCCCCGCGTTGTCTGTCCTTATTAACTCGCGCCTGAAATTCCCGCGCCACCTCTTGCAAGTTGTCGCCTCTGTTCGTAACGATTGCTTGATAGATAATATCTGACCCAAACAACGCCTCGTTTTTCTCTGTCATATACTTCGTGAACAGTGCGCTCAGCTCTTCGGGAGTCCCTGTGAAACCCATATCACGCGCCCGCTGTACGTTCTTCTCGACCGCCTCACGATAGCCGGTAACGGTCGAAGTTTTCTTAATCATGAACTCCCGGAGTCGGATAAACTCCTTTTCCAGCTCTTCCCGGGACAGCTTGGAAATACCTTCCTTGAAGCGGGGTTTCTCTTCCCCCGTCTTGTATTTCATCCACTTGTAAGCCGGGGCTTTATCTGCAAGCCCCTTCTTCTCAAGGGTGCGAATACGGGTATTTGCCGCCTTGGCGGCTCTCTTCACGATGTTCTTTAACTCTTCATCGGAGTAACTGCGCGGGGGCTTGTTGCCCGGTGCGTAGGTGGGCCAGTCGTGAACCTGATAAGGGCGACCCTTGCCACCCTGTTTGCGGGGTTTCTTCGGCTCTGTCGTCTTCTTCGGCTTGCTCTTCGTCTTCTGCGCCTTGGGTGCAGATACGGAAGAAGGGGCGGCTTTGCCGCCCTTCTTACCACTGCTCTTGCTCTTCGTTGCGCCTGCTTCATCGGCTTTCTTGACAAGCCCCGTATCGGTTAATGCTTTCTTCATAGAATGACCCCCCACAAATCATTTCTTGTTATCCAGATAAGGAAAACCAAAGCCACGAAACCAAACACCCAGTAGAAAACCATAGTAACGATTTCATTGATTTCGCAGAAGTGCCGGTGCAACTTTGCTATCTTGTCTTCATCCTCTGCCTTGAGATTATAACGGTAGCTCTTCCATGTCCTCATGCTCTCACCTCTCTAAGCTCTCAAAGTAGTTCAAGCGGATACCCGCCTTACAATGATGCACAGACGGGGCGCAACTGTGGCGAACCAGACTGTCATACATCCGGGCGACCTTCTCCGCGTTGTTAACCTTCATAACCTTGCCCAGTATCCTCACGCCGACCTTCCCGCCGTGGCTGTCTGTCGGAATCGTGCTCACGGCTTTATCGGCGTCTGTCCAAGAGTATTCATATAAGAACAACAGCATTAAAACTCATCCTCTCCATAGTATGCTACAACTTCGTCAAAGTTGGGATTTGGCTCTTGGCTCTCTGGACATCTGTAGACGCCGGTGCATTCATACACTTCGCTTGTATAGTAACGGTAGCCGCCCCAGATGCACCGGCTGTTCATGCCCTCTTTCTTGCGTCTCAGCTCTGCCAAAATCCACTCCCAGCAACTAGGCTTGATGTATTGAATCATACCTTGCACCCCCTCATAGCTATGTGTGCCTCAACATCATACCGCTGACGCGCCACCTCTTTAAAGTCTCCAAGCTCCACATTACGTTCCCACACTTGAACGACCTTCTCAGCGGGATTGTAAGTGTACAGCCTACGGGCGGCAACATACCGCCCCCGTGTGCTCAATGCACAGAGCATCTTGTCAGTGAACTTAATCATTGCATAACCCCCTTAGAATTTGTTGCTGTACTTCTGTCTACAGTGTATCACACCTGTCTACAGTTGTCAACCCTTCC